ATACACAGACGAAGCAATGGAAGTTACGGAACCACAAACCGCAGAGTTATTTTACAACAACGAAGTCAATATAGCGGTTATCGAAAGCAATAATGGTGGCAGAGGTTTTGCGAGGAACGTAGAAAGAATTTTGCGGGAAAAATTTAAAAGCAATAAAACGGTTATCCGTTGGTTTACACAGCACAATAACAAAATCAGCCGTATTCTTTCTGCTTCTGCGTGGTGCGTGGAACATATTTACTTTCCTGCTGGTTGGCATAATCGGTGGCCTGTGTTATACGAAGCGTTAATGAAATACCAAAGACAGGGCAAAAACGAACACGACGATGCACCCGATGTAATAAGCGGTATTTATGAGGACTTAACAGGCAAACAGCCGATTCGGTTTAATACAGCCAATTTACAGGGTGGTTATTATTAAGATTAAAAAATGGGGATAAGATGGGCAAGAAAAAGAAATTTCAAAACATACAAATTAATAACGAGAACTTTAACCAAGTGTCTTATCTAACGGCAGATTCGTTTGCATTGCCCGAAACCTTTAGTAATGTGCCGAAGAACATAAAGCAGGCGAACGATAAAGCGTTTGATTATATCCGTCCTAAACTGGAGAGAATGATTAATGATAGCGTTTGCCACACTGGAAAAAATTTAGGCATACTGGCAAGAACGGACGCTACCTTTATTGGTTATTCGGTATTGGCAAACCTCACGCAGAATGGGTTGATTCGTGCAGGCGTAGAAATGCGGGCAGACGAAATGACCCGAAAGTGGGGCGAGCTAACACGCAAAGGAAAGAAAGAAGAAATTACCGACCAGCAACAGGAAGTATTGACAAAGATTACGGAAGAGATGGAGAAGTTTAAAGTTAAAGAACTTTTCCGAACCGCAAGTTGTATGAACGGATACATGGGCGGTTGCTTACTGTTTGTCGATACGGGCGAGGAGGAAAAAAGATTAACCGACCCGCTTATTTTGGACAAGGCTACGTTTAAAAAAGGTAGTTTACAGGGCTTTAGAATTATCGAGCCTTACCTTGTTGCACCGGGTATGTATAATTCCGTAAATCCAATGCGGGGAGATTACTTTAAACCTACGATTTGGTATGTACAGGGTATTCCAGTACATAGAAGCCGATTAATTCATTTTACGGAAAATAACCTAACTTCAATACTAAAGCCTGCTTATAACTTTTTTGGTTTATCGTTGGCACAGAAAGTCTTAGACGCTGTTTCGCATTATACGGACAGCAGAGAATCGGCTAACCGATTAATGCAGAAATACGCTTTAACTGTTTTAAAAACCAATATGCAGGACGTACTGGCAAATGGTTTTGATACCAACCTGCAAAACCGCATTAAATATTTTGTGCAGAACAGGTCAAACGATGGCTGTGCGGCTATTGATAAAGAGATGGAAGATTTGGTTACGCAGACCACTTCCCTTGCTGGCGTAACCGATGTAGTTCGACAGAATATGGAATATGTGGCGGCAATGTTTAACGAGCCTGTTACCAAGATGTGGGGATTATCTCCTAACGGGTTTTCCAATGGCGATAATGAATTAAAAAACCACTACGACAACATCCGCAGTCAGCAGGAAAAAATGTTTGGCGAACCTATCAAGCGTGTAATTGATATTATTCAGCAAAATATGTACGAGGAGGTAGACCAAAGCATTATTTTCAAGTTTGCTCCGTTGAGCGAAGAAGATGAAAGGGCGATGGCAGATACCAATAAAGTACAGGTTGATACTGATGTGGCATTGATTACCGCAGGAGTTATCTCACCCGAAGAAGCAAGGGAACGCCTTATTGCTGATGAAAATAGCGGGTACAATAATCTAAATGAAGAACCGCCGGAAAGACCCGAGGAAGTAACCCCGTTTAAAGAAGATGTACCGAAGAAGAAAAAGGAAGTTGAAGTCTTATGAGGTTTGGCAGGGCGATTCCAAACGTAGGATATGAGGTTTGGTACAGACGGGAAATGAACCGCCTTATCCGACGAATGAATAAAGAGGTTATTAGTGAAATCGAAAACCTATACAATGACACGTTTGCTAAAGATGCACCATTAAGCGTAGCCCAACAGATGAAACAGCTTCGGGCAAAATGGTACAAGGAATTTGAAAAACGTGGTAGAGAAGCCGCACGCAGGATAGCAACCAAAGTTCATAACCGCACAAGGAAACAGATTGCGGATAAGCTAAAAGAAACAGGAATTAATATCCAACCGCAATACACGATTAAAGAAAAATCGGTTATGGCGGTCATGGTTTTACACAACGTAAAACTAATAAAAAGCATTCCACAAAAATATTTGTTAAGCGTTCAGCGAATTGTTACAAGGGCATGGTTTAGCGGTGGCGATATGCAATATATCATAGACCGCATTAAAAAAAAGATAGACAAATCCTATAAGAATGCAGAACGCAGAGCCTATCTAATCGCCAAAGACCAAATGAATAAGATAACGCAACAATGGGCAAGATATGATGCGATGGCTTATGGTGCTACGGCTGGAGTATGGATTCACGTTCCCGGTGAATTTACAAGCCGAGAAACCCATATCCACATGAACGGACAGAAATTCGATTTACAAACAGGGCTTTTTGACCCCGATGTAAATAAAAATGTTCTTCCTGCGGACTTGCCTTTCTGTTGGTGTCAGAACGAATTCATCTTCGGCGAAGAATAATTTTTTAAAAATCCCCTTGATTTATTTTAATATATATATTATAATAAAATAAAAAAGGGGGTTTTAGAATGAGGTTTAGTATCGTAAAGGACATTCACGGAATAATTGAGTGCGTACAGGTAAGTTTTGGTTTAGATGATTCAGCGGCTTACTTGGCAGGAACGAGGTATTTCTGCGATAAGACCAAAAGCTGGATTCCTGTATTTTACAACCTTGAAAAAACATACAAGGTACTGGAAAGCATGGCGGTCGGGCAAAAAATAACGAGGGATTTTGGCTATGACGGCATTGGTCTTGGCGAGTTGGACTTTTTAACAATAATAAGGGTGGAATAAAAGGGTGGAATAATAACCGCCCTTTTTGATTGGAGAAAATTATGGGCGAAGTGATTTTTATAAACAAGAAAGGAGTTAAAATGAACATTTTAACCGAAGATGAAGCCTTAAAAATTTTTAAAGCCGAAGATAGCATTGCCAACGATGAAGAACGTTGGGTAACAATGAACGGACGGCATGTGCTTATCCGTAATGGTGAACCTGTTGGGTTAAATATTAAAAAATGGACTGGCGCACCGAGTCGGGAAAGACTTAAAGAAGCACAGAATGAAACGTGGCGGAAGAGAAGCGAAGCAGGAACGCAACTTGATAAAGTTCGAAATAGTCCTGCATATAAAAGGGCACAAAACCAAATTAAAAAAATTGATAAAGAAATGGATGGTCGGTATTATAACTGGCACAGGAACGATGAGCGACATGCGGCTCTATTGGCGTTGCGTGAAGAATATGCAAGTCAGATGAAAGCAATGGAAAAAGGCGCAAAAGCAAGATTTGATGACCTTGATAAGCGATTTGACAGACTGGTAGAGGTAAATAGAAGCGGTGAGAAAAACGGAACGTTTACCAACTTAACCGCTAAAAAAGCAAGACTTGAAAGAAATGTAGCAAATGCCGAAAGAAATATAGCCGCCCGTCAAGCAAAGGTTAAGGGTGAAACGGATGCTATTAAAGCCAAGTATAGTAAGATGGCTGAAAGGGTAGCAAAGAGTAATATCGGCGAAGGACGTTTTGGAAGAGAACATCTCGCAAGCGCGGTTCAAAGACGTGGTGAAGAAAAAGCCCGAAATTTAGAAAGTGAAAAAAGAGAAAGTTCGTGGCGTGAAAGAAAAGATAATGCGTTATTTGAAAATAGATGGAATTTGAATAATACAAGCCAAAAACTCAATGCCCTTCAGAAATTCAAATCCGAAACTAGTCCTAAAATCCAGTCCGCTCGTGAAGCTAACAGATACTTGGCAGAACGGAGAAGCAATATTAAAAAGGCTACTCCCGATATGGTTGGTGGAAGATTTAGAAATCTAACTGGCGAAAGAAAAGATATTTTAAACAAGATACGCACTGGTGCCCCGTTAGCTAAACAAAGGGCTGATGCAGAACAGCGTAAGGCTGATAATATTATTGGTCGATATAGAGACATGGCTGGGCGTATAGAAAAACGAGGAATTGGAAACGACCCGTTTGAAATAAATAAACTTGCCAATAGAGTTCGGGAACGTGGAGACGATTTGGCAAGACCTCATAGCGAAAAATCAAATGGTTATCTCCGCTCTTGGGCTGATAGGAGAGACCGTTTAAGCAATGAATATTCTAAATCTGTAGACCGAGAAGATGCGGCAAAAGAAGCCCTTGAAAATTATCGTTCTAAACGAAAATAACTAAATAAATTTTTACCAACAAACCGCTACACCTTAACAGGTGGGCGGTTTTTATATTGCCTAAATAGGAGCGTAATATGGCAGAATTTAAAAGTTTCTTTAAAGTTGTTGGCGGCAATGAGGGCAGTAAATGCCATTATCCTGCAAGATTGGATTTGTACGGCTGTGGTTGTGAACACGATTGCAAATACTGTTATGCGAAATCGTTGTTAAACTTCCGTAAGCTGTGGAATCCAATGTCACCGAGTGTTGC